AGTTGATACGCGGAAGAATCTGTGAAGAGTTCTCCCATCGCGTAGGTGTGGGCATCTTGTTCACTGTCAAACATTCTTCCATTTGGCCATTCGCGAACGTAGAATGGCGAATACCCATGAATGGCTGCAAAATACGATGCGGTGTTATCATTCCGACGTTCGATTGATTGAATCACATATCTCATATCTCGAATTTATCAAACGTTGTAGGATTGTCAAGTAAAGTAACAAACGGAAACGTTTCGACACGATGTTTTTCTGTATGATACTCGTTTTTGAAAATGAGTTGAGTGATTCCAACAAAAACAGATTCATCCGGAACTTCATAAATACTAATAACGTGTTCGCCATTCAATTCACGAATCCAAACATCGTTAAAAAACCATCGGCGCAGCTGTTGAATCGAAACAAACCCAAAACGACACTTCCCCCAAACGTCAATCCTATACAGTTCAACCAAATTATTGAGAACTGTGTCATTGTGATATACCGGGTGTCTTCCATAATTACAACCACTCCCCATAGTCGAAGTCATTGAGGCTCCGCCACTCGTGTAAACTCCATTCCGAGTCTCTTTGTGTTCAACACGATAAACTAACATATCTTCACCATATCACACTTCAAACTTACGTCAAGTTAAAACATTCACTTGACAAATGACGTGACTGTGATAAAGTTTTGTCAGAATAAGAACGGAAGAGTGAGAGGCGACACTGATAGCCAATGAGACGGTCAAACGTCAAGAGTAGGGGACCGGACCCTGCATTTATTACTTTATCGTTAAAGTAAAATGATTTCTTGACATTTATTGAATTGTTCTATAAAGTGATAACCGATTGAATTGTATTCGTATGCGTTATGGCACCTATTGCCATACGTGGTATCGTCTGATAATAGGACACTCCTTTATCGTTAAAGGTGTGACGTTTCCTATTTGCGTATTATTTCCCCCAATTCATCTCACTTAGTTATTAAAACCCGCGCTTTTTTGCATCTTGAATTTTTTAGTGATGGTGTTGAAAATTTGGGTCTTTCAATTCATCATTATTCTAGCAGATTACAATTGTATGCAGACAGATGACCATCCATCATCAGGATGGGTCATTAGAATTAATTGTTTTGCGTATATAACGCTATTAGATGAACATGAAGTCAACTTTACCATCGGCATGTTTATTCATCCAATCAGAAATGTGAGTAGAAATCTCAGCATCATTCAAAGAATCAACATCAGCATACTTTCCTTCTGTAACGGGCCACGAATCATACGGAATCCCATCGGTTTTATTGACGAAAAATCGGATGAATAACAGTTTGTGGTCAATTAGTTCGGGTTCCATGTGGGTTACAATATTAATGATTTTTCTAAAAGTCAAGAATCATACACCTTGACTGCTCTTTTTTGATGTTGGGGGCCCGAAAGTGTTTTCCGCTGGGGGTACTACCCCCGTATGGGTTAGGCTCCAATTGCGATGTAATAACCATCCGCTTGAACCCGGAGTTCATTGACTCGTGATTTTGTGTAATGTGGAATTGAACCCGTAAAATGAATAATAGCTTCCGTTGTAACATCTTTGTCTGACGCATCAATGAGAGCATCGATTGGGTTCTTCCAATGTTCTGTATTTTGAACTTTGGAAAATGCTGTATGCAATTGTTCTTGCGTATATGTCATGTCACGAATCGAAATTATGGTTTGACCGTGATACGAAGCCGAAGAACACCATGTTTGTCGTAGTAGAATTTAATTTTCATAACAAGATGAATTTATCAGTGGAGTTTGATTTGTCAAGTCAATGTTTCATGTTCAATCAAATCATGGTGTATGATTCAATGTAATCGTTTGGTCCTTTAAGTCTAATGACGGCTTTTGTCATTTCATTCAACGACTGAATCTTTTTAACATCACTAGCATGAAAAATTGTTGCAACCCCCTCGCCTTGAAAGTGAAAGAGAATAGGATGTGTTTCTGATGATGTATTCACATGTCCAACGAAAGAATGACTGACTGTGCCGAATGACGGTGTGACAAGAATTACTCTTTCGCCTTTCAATTTTATCAGTTCATGTTCAATCAATTCCTCGTTCATCAGTAACCTCCTAAGTTATCTGGCTTCGACATTCCGGCACGCTTCAAAATATCACGTGGGAGTTTTCCGTAAGCGATATTGCACCCGATGTTGCTGAGGAATTGACCATAGTCCCCTTCCGCTTGCCGCCAGCATTTCTTTACGCGATACGCCCAAATGATTTCACGTAGCCAGATAACAAGTCGGATGCAGCGAACCGGGGGTTCGCTCGGCAGTGAGGTTTTTCGCTTCATAAAGTCTTGGGTGATTCGTCCGGTTCACTCAAATCCATAAAATAGATTTTGCCATTCATGTTTTTATATTAACAAATAAATGTGGTGTGGCAACTAAATCTCTGTATAAACAACCGAAATTTCATGTGGTTTCAAGGTTAAATCCTTGGCCATATACGTCTTCTGCGCCTTTGATTCGGCTTGATTGTGACCACCAGCCTTGACGTATTCAGATTGTTCAACCCCACGAACGTAAACAATATATGTTTTCATTGACCAAATCATAATATAATAAGATGAATTGTCAAGTGTTTGTTTCCACTTGACATGAGATTGAAGTGTGATAGAGTAACGACATGATTTTATACGGTATCCGAAACATACAAACCAAGAAACCACTTCGTATATCCATCTTCTCAAATGAAGGCGGCGAATTTTGTAATGCTGCTGGGGCAAGATTTGAAACAACAGATTTCAGTGATGTTGTCTATATGGTAACAGATTTCAAGATGGCTCAGAAAGCTTTGAAAGAAAATCCCAGATGGTATAATGCCTCAATTGAACGTCCCGAATGGCCTCGTGTATTTAGCCCGGCAGATTACGAAATTTTTGATGTGAGAATTTCTTGATTTTTCATTGGTCCAATTACTACTTATTAAAAAAGGAGTAATGGGACGTGAATACATTAATCGGTCAAAAATATGGTAAATTAACAGTTGTTGAATATGACTGTAAACCTCAAATGAGACATCGTTGGTGGTGTATTTGTGAATGTGGAACTCGAAAAAGCATTCAAGAAAACCATCTAAAAACAGGCAACACAAAATCTTGTGGTTGTCTTCATCGAAGGAGAGGAAAAGATTCTCCATTTTTTAAGGGATTCGGTGATATTCCTTTGGATTATTTTTCAATCGTTAAACGCAATTCAAAAGGTGGTGGTAAATTGAATCGTTCTTCTAAAGAGTTTTCTATTACAATTGAAGATATGTGGAATCAGTTTTTAAGTCAAGGCAAAAAATGTGCGTTAACAGGATTAGAAATTGGATTCGACGGAACATCCAAAGAACGTAAACGTAAAGAAACAAGTAAATCTACAGCATCTCTTGATAGAATCGATTCTACTAAAGGTTATGTAAAAGGCAACATTCAGTGGATACATAAAGACGTAAACATTATGAAAAATGACCTTGACGTAAATCAGTTCATCGAGTATTGTTCACTCATACATGAATATCAATCTCGAAAACATTGACCGTGAACAGTTTTATGTTAATGAACACGTCCTTAATGGCGAGATTGTCTATCTTGTCTTCCCTAAACAATTAGGAGTTAATTGGACACAAGAAAACAAGCATTTTCGTTCTTCTTTATGGAATGCACAAGGTGAACTAATCTCTGCTGGTTTGCCGAAATTCACGAATTGGGGTGAAAAGCCCGAAGTTTTCCCTGTTCCTACCTCATTGGATGACGCAACGGTTGTCGAAAAATTAGATGGTTCACTTCTGATTGTTTCCAAGTATAAAGGCAATTACATTCTCCGCACTCGGGGAACTGTTGACGCTCACAAGTTGGATAATAGTTACGAGTTGGAAGTGTTTGAACGAGATATACTTCCAAATCTTAACATGAATCAGAACACGTTTCCACAATCCTATTTGTTTGAGTGGTTGTCGCCTGTCAACAAGATTGTGTTGAATTATGGTGATGAACCTCTATTTCGATTGATTGGAGTCATTGAACATTGTGATTATTCGTTAGTGAAACAATCTGAACTAGACATGGTTGCGCCTGTTTGGAATGTTAAACGTCCTGAAACCTACAAATTTTCCACCGTGTCTGATTTGTTGGAAAATATCGAAAAGTGGTCTGGCAAAGAAGGTGTCTGTGTTTACTCCAATCGTGGAATTCACAAGGTCAAGTCGGCGTGGTATCTTGTCCTTCATCGAATGAAGTCTGAATTGTCTTCACTCGAAAAGGTTATGGATGTATGGTTTGAACGTGGTCAACCCGATTACAACACGTTTTACAACTACATTTCCACAACGTTTGACTTTGAAATCGCAGAACAGGCACGCGGCCATATCTCTAATATCTGTGATGCTTGGAAACAAGTTCAACAGATTGAAGCCGGTATGAAACGGTTTTTGACTGAACAAGTATTGACTATGCCTACTCGCCGTCTCCAAGCAGTCGTTATCACTCAGTCTTATGGCAAAACCAACCGAGCATCATTCGTGTTTACTCTACTTGACGGTAAACCGTTGGGTGATAAAGAGTATAAGAAATTGATGTGGCAGGTGCTCAAGAAATAATACGCGGGGGGTACTACCCCCCGTGGTATAGACTTGACAATATAAAAACCGTTGATAAAGTAACGACATGAAGACACTTCAACAATATCATGTTCAGGAAGAACGAATCACTAAACGGTTTCTTGATAACAGAGACGCCGCGTT